AACAATGCACGAGGCAGACGCGGTCAATCTGGCTGATGGTGTTACTGAGATGTTAGCTGAGATTCAGAACGCACCCGCCGGGATGGTGGGGGTTCCTACTGGATTCAGGAGGCTGGATACCGCTATTGGTGGTTTGGAGCCAGGCACCCTTACCGTGGTTGGTGCTCGTCCCAAGACTGGTAAGTCTACCCTGTTGCTCAACTGGGCCAAGTACATCGCTTACGAGTACCACCAGCCCGTGCTTTATGTGGATACGGAAATGAGCGGTCGAGAGCAACGACTGCGTTTGCTTTCCACCCTATCGAGCGTCCCCGAGCGGGACATCAAGACAGGTGCCTATCTGCAGGACCCCCAAAGCGTAGATTACGTCAAGCATGCCCAAGACGTTATGAACAACGGCTTGATTCTGCACAAGTACTACCCCAACTTTACTCCGGAAGGTATCGCGGCGCTAACCCGTAAGTACCACCACCAGGGAAAAGCCATGGTGCTTTTCTTTGACTACATCAAGTTGCCTGATGCAGATCTCCAAATGATCAGCAACGTGAAGGAATACCAGGCCCTGGGGTATTTGACCGTGGCTTTGAAGAACCTTGCCGGGCAATTACAGATCCCGGTGGTTACGGCTGTGCAGCTGAATCGAGAAGGCGCTAACAAGGGCCATGTTGATTCAGCTAACTTCGCGGATTCGGACCGCATCCTGCGTTATGCTAATACCCTTCTGGGGTTAGCATCCAAGCCTAAGAAGGAGTTGATAGAACTGGAAGAGAAGTTTGGGCATGCTCGGTTCATACGATCAGGGACCCACCGACTCCAGATTCTGGATACTCGTGCCGGCGGAACCAACTATAACGGAATCGATTTGTACTTCCGAAAGAGTACCTTGACCATGTCTGAAGCAGACGAGCAGCTATCGTCTGAGGCAAGGCCAGAGGAGGAGAACGATGAATCTGAATGAGATCCTAGAGATCTTGAAGTCCTTGGGCTTTGTGGTGGCGCTGGGAGTGTTCTTCTTTTTCTACTTCCGCAACCCCAAGTTCAAGGGCATTGTCAATGATGCTGTGAAGTTTCTGCCCAGCCTACTGCGGGCAGGGGCCAGTTTGAAGAAGGATACCAAGGGTGTGTTTGATGGACATGATGCCCTGGTACTCATGGGTCGGGTGGCAGACCGAATCAAGACTACTATTGATGACCCGTCCAATAAGAGTTTCGAGGATGTCGAGCAGGAGGTTTTTGACATTGTGCGCCAAGAATTGGCCCGATACAAGAATCTTCCGGGCGTTCCCAAGCTGGACGATCCGGCCATTCGTGTTCAGGTCAAGGTAGTGTTTGAAGCCATCCAGAGGGCCATGCGTGAAGATCCAACCCGAGACGATAGCTAGTGTCAAGCAGTTAGTAGACCCTGAGCTACTGCTGAATCACTTGGGGTTCCACATCCTACGTAGGACTTCCAAAGAGCTACGCGGCCCGTGCAAGGTTCATGGTGGAGATAATCCCACCGCGTTTCGCTTCAATACGGAATCAAGAACGTGGTGCTGCTATACGCGGCATTGTGAAGGGGAGAAGGACAAGGACATTCTTGGGTTGGTACAGCTGGTAACAAAGCAACCCTTCGTCGAGAGTGTCAAGTTTATCGCGGATTTATGTGGTGTCAATCTTGAAAACCAAGGTCAGCTAGCTGAGGAGTTCAAGAAGATCAAGCAACAACAGGAGATGCTTCGGGAAGTTCGTAGGAACAAGAACCGCGCTCCTATTACCAGTTTTTTCCCGGAGGAAGTAGTAGAAGAACTACTCCCCCGCCGCTCTGAATACTTTACCCAGAGAGGGTTCCCGGAAGAACTTTTGGACTTCTACGAAGTAGGCGGCATGACTGATAGCCGAGGAGTCCACCGCGAAACGATCCCGATCAGGGACGAGAATGGTAACCTACTTACAGTGAGTGCCCGAAGGACTGATTCGGACGAGGACCCCAAGTACGTCCTCATGAAGGACATTCCAAAGGAAGCTACGCTGTATAACCTGCATGTGGCTAAACACTATGTAGGTCAAGATCGAACCTTGCTTTTAGTGGAAGGCTTCGTCGATGTTTGGAGAATGTCTTTGTTAGGTGTGTACAACGCGGTGGCTGCTATGGGCACCCAACCTACCCCTAACCAGGCACGTTTATTGTGGAAGTATGCGGAAAACATCGTGGTGATGTTGGACGCAGATAAGGCTGGTAGAGAAGCGACTCCTAAAGTAGCAGAAATGCTATCTCAAGGCGCTTCTGTGAGAGTGATAAGTCTACCAGATGGGAAAGATCCCAAGAATCTAACGTATATGGACCTAGTCGAACTAGGCCTAGGAGATATGACAAATGGCGTTTGAAGGCATCAATAACGTAGAATTGCAGGGCGAGCTGTGCTGGCCCGAACTGAAGTACACTGGAACTGGCAAGCCGCTGTTCAAGGCGAAGATTCGGATTCCGTCAACCCACGACCGCAGTGGAGATTCCCAGGATGCGTACCTGCGCATTACCGCATGGGATGAGTTTGCTACGTATCTGAACTCCCTTGCCCCTCGTTCCCGAGTTCGAGTGTCTGGTCGCATTCAAGAGCGATCCTTCACCAATCGGGAAGGTAAGAAACAGAACATTACCGAGATCGTGGTCAATGGCGCAGAAACTGTCGAGAGCGAAGAGGGTATCAATCGCTTCCATCTCCGCGGTGAGCTGGTGTGGCCGGATCTGAAGCAGGTTGGCGAGCGCGGAACGAATTTGTTCCGATCGAAGGTAGTAGTTCCTTTCTATCGAGAGGATGACCCGAATACCCTGAAGAAGGCGTATGTTCGCATCACTGCCTGGGATGAAATTGCCGAAGGCCTGAATGAGGCTGGCCAAGGCGCGGTTGTTGATGTTACTGGTCACATCCAGGAACGATCGGTGACCATGGACTCTGGCCAGAAGCGAGTATTCACGGATGCAGTTGTGACCAACTTCGTATTGTCAGCCGGAGTAGCCTAATGTCCAAGCCTCGAACCACTGGTGTTGCGCCCGGGTTCTTACTCTTGCCTGCCCGCGAATATTCGTGGGAGCTACAGAGGAAGATTGAGCTACGCCTGCCCCGTAAGGGCAGTATTGGTGAGATCTTGGGCAAGGATCGTGTTCCCAGCAATGTCACTATTGGTGGGGAAGATGAGTTCAACATCTTCGAGGACAACGTAGTACTGCTGTGGGATCTGGTACGTTTGATGTTTGCAGGTACCCGGTACCCGTGGCTGGAAGATGACGAGTGCCTCAATGTGGTAGCACTCGAATTTACGGACGAGGAAGTTGTGCTTTATGGAGAAATCATCAAGAGCCTTGGATAAAGAAGACTACCCGTCTTGTGTCTATTGCGGGGCTAGGACGACCTGGGCTAACTTTGACGAAGGTACTTCAATGGTGGTGTACCATTGTGGGGTCTGCAACCAGAGCGTGGAAGTGCTTGTAGGAATAACAGATGAAGGACTACTACCAGATTCTCGGAGTTGAGCGATCCGCTTCCCCGGATGACTTGAAGAAGTCTTATCGTAAGTTGGCCCAACAGTGGCATCCCGATAAGCATCCGGAAGAAACGAAGAGCGAGGCTGAAGAGAAGTTCAAGGAGATTGCGGAGGCGTACTCGGTTCTGTCCGACGAAGAAAAGCGGCGGAACTACGATGCTACCGGTTCTCCTGAGGGTAGAGGGAGTTTCGGGTTCCACACCACCGGCGACCCGTTCGATTTGTTCCGACGTATGGGTGGGTTTGGCTTTGACATGAACTTCGGGCCCCAACAGCCCCGCCCTATGAAGGGCCAAAGCCTCCAACATACAGTGGAAATCTCATTACGGGATTCGTTGTTTGGTGTGGAACTCCCCTTTCACTTTTCTGTCATGTCTGCCTGTGAATTGTGTGATGGAAATGGGGCCGTGGACTTTGAGCTTTGCGATGCCTGCAAAGGACAAGGCGGAGTTACTCAGCACCAGGGCAACATGGTAATGCACCAAACCTGCGGGCGTTGTGGGGGACAGGGTCGCAAGCCTAAGTCCGCCTGCCAATCCTGCGGGGGTCGGGGAGTAAGCAAGTCAGACAAATCCCTTACGGTAAGTGTCCCGAAAGGAATCGCCAACGGTACCACTCTCCGCTTGGCCGGACAGGGTGGCCGCGGTTTTCGAGGGGGCCCGCCTGGAGACATGCTCTTACAAATCAGGGTGAAGTATCCTGACGTGGATTCTCTAACGCAAGAAGAAAGGACGCAGCTCGAACAGCTTCTCTCCAAATGAAAATACTAGCACTGGATGTCTCGACAAAGAGCACAGGATGGTTCATCACTAAGAAGTCCTGTGGTAAGATAGTGCCCGATAAGACGCTATCGTTTGGCGAGAAGCTGGTTTTCTTTCGGCAGGAACTGGACAAGCTGCTCCGCAAGTACAAACCCGATGTAGTGGTTATCGAAGACGCCTACTACCGCCCGGGTTTTGGTAACATACATACCTTGAAGACTTTGGTCAAGTTTGCCGGTGTTGCTATAGAACTCTGTACTTCCTATGGTATTGAGACAGAAGTTATCACAGCGACCACCGCTCGTAAACATTGCTGTGGAGAGCATACGGAAAAGTTCGGTAAGCCAGAAGTGTTCAAGTTCTTTGTCGAGAAGTTTGGCCTCCAGGATTGGACCTACGAGGAGCACAACGATCTAACTGATGCCATGGCTCTGTCATGGGGGTATCGTGAAATCAAACGGACTCAAAAGAAGCGCGATACGCCGCAAGCCGGGGACTAAACCTCCGGAGTACATAATCCCTTCTCCTAAGAAAAGGGGTAATCACGCTAGAACAGCAGACTACAAACACTTTGAGGGGCACATCGTACCTGAAGTAGCCAAGCAGTTGCCTGGTAAAACCGTAATCTGCTGGGAAACCGACCACATGATTTCCCTTCCAGTATGTGCTATTGCAAAGTTCTGGAAGCAGAAGAAGTACTGTAAACGATGTTCGCTATTCCAAGGCGACGAACATTCACAAGAACTCCGGTCACTAATAGACAAGTGGGAATTTGACGAAATAGACCAGGAGGAGGAGAAAACGTAATGCAGATAAAAGGATTGTCCGCGACAGGAATCAAGGACTTTCTTCAGTGTGCGCTGAAGGTAGTCTTCCGGTATGACCGGGAAATTCCGTCCCTCAAGAACGACCATGCCAAGATTGGTATCGCCGTTCACACTGCCCTAGAGCAGTTTACTCGCAGGATGCTTACCAAGAAGAGCTTCCCGGATGCCAGCGACTACGAGTTCGCTATTGCAACCTTCATGAATTCCGCTACTGCAGAGGGGCTGGAGTCCGTAAACTTCTATACCGACGGTAAGAAGATGGTCTCTGAATTCATTGATCGCTTTGATCCCAGCGAGGAAGTGATTGACGTGGAGCGTAGGTTCCAGCTAACCACGGAGGACGGAGTACCGATCGTTGGTGCTATCGATAAGGTGGTAAAGATCAACGACGACACAATTGCCATCGTCGATTACAAAACGGCTCGCAATGCCCTTACCCCCTGGGAACTCCAGGAAGACATCCAGCTGTCTATGTATGACCTGGCTGCCAGCATTATGTGGCCGGAGTACAAGAACCGATTGCTGTTTCTGGATTATGTCCGGATCAACAAGCGTGTTTCTACATATCGAACCGACGATGATCGGAAGACTTTCAACGAGTTCTTAGGAAGCGTCTGGCTTCAGATGCAGAAGCTGAATGAGGAAGAAGTTACGGGAACGGTAAATAGTCTGTGCGGGTGGTGTGATTACAAGACTTACTGCCCGGCGTACGCCGCATTCCTGAATTCTCGCACTTTGGAACTTCCCCCGTTGTCAGAAATGACCGACGCAGAATTCCTAGATCAGTGGATTTCGGTGGCCGATAAAAAGGCAATCCTAGAAGCTCGCCAGCGCGAGCTAAAGATGATCGCCCATCAGCGCTTTATGAAGGGTGAAACCATTCAAGCCAATGGCAGGGAGCTATACAGCACCCAACAGTCTCGTACCAACTATGACGTAGAGAAGGTGGTGGAACTCATTCCGCAAGACGACCTTTTCTCCATCCTTACGGTGAACAAGACTCGCTTGGATCGGTATGCTAAGGAAGATCCGGATCTCAGGGCTAAGTTGGCGCGCATTGCCGAAGTCAACTACAACGCTCCAGTCTACAAGACACGTGGGGCGAAGGAGGTTGTCGGAGACGATGACATCGCACTTAGCGAAGACGAAAGCGCAGCTTGAGGAATTGGGCTGGCCCTTCATTGGGATTCAGCTAAAGGATGGTAGTAAGCATTTTGGAAAGGTGACTCAATTTTCACCCCACAAGATCTACTTTAGGGATAGGCATGGGGACGAATTGGATGTCCCTCGCCGTATAATAGAGCGAGCATTGCTCGCAATTGACGGAGGAAAGAAAGATGGCGGACCAACCGCAGTTCGTAAAGCGCATCAATCCTCGCGGTGATGCACCGCAGAAGAAGGCACGGGTGATTTTCTACGGAGATTCTCCTACTTGTGCTACAGGTTTTGGCCAGGTGTCCCGGAACATTCTGCCGGCCCTGCACAACTCTGGCAAGTATGAAGTTGACATTCTGGGCATCAATTACTGGGGAGATCCGCACGAATATCCTTTCAAGATTTGGCCCATGGCTGTCAATGGTCAGCGGGATCCCTACGGACGCCAACGCTTGCAGCAGCACCTGATGGATCCTCGTTTGGAGTTTGATATCCTATTCTTTTTGCAGGATACCTTCATCCTCGACTTTATGCCGGGGATGTTGGCCAATCTGGTGAAGGCAGGGAAGCGCTTCAAGAGCGTTTACTACTACCCGATTGATGGAATTCCGAAGAGAAGCTGGATTGAGTCTGCGGCCGCGGCAGATTACCCGGTAACCTACAGCCAATTCGGATTCGAGCAGTCGGTGTCCATTCGTCCGGAATTGAAGGATCGCCTTCGCGTGATTCCTCACGGGGTTAATCCGAAGGTCTTCTTCCCGGCTCCTCCGGCGCAGGTGAAGGAATTCCGCAGCCAGTTCTTTGGTGCTTTGGCTGACAAGTTCATTATCACCAACGTCAACCGCAACCAGCAGCGGAAAGATATTCCGGCCACTATTCGGGCTTTCAAAGAATTTCGGCAACATCGCCCGGATTCTATCTTATACTTACATATGATGGCCCATGATCAGGGTTGGAATCTGCCGGAAGTTATCCAGGCATTTGGCCTGGACATTACCAAGGATGTCATTTTGCCGCAGAACTTTACTGCCTCTACGGGTTTCCCTCTAGAAATCCTCAACCTCATTTACAACGCCAGCGATTGTATCGTTAGTACCACTGTAGGTGAGGGTTGGGGTTTGTCTTGGACGGAAGCAATGGCAACCAAGACCCCGGTTGTGTTTCCGCAGAATACGGTTCTGACGGAGTACATTACGGAAGAGACCGGGTATCCCTATCCTAGCGGCGGCGATCCGGATCATATCACAATTCTGCCGCACGACAATGAAGTACCCCGCCCCACCGCCCACGTTGGTAAAATGGTGGAACAGATGATCAAGCTTCACGATGATCGAGAGGAAGGGAAGCGCCGCGCACAGAATGCGTACGACATGGTTCACACTACTCTGCTTTGGGACGACCACATCAACCCGCAATGGGTGCAGTTGTTCGATTCCATTATGGAAGGGCGCGGTTTGCCCACTGCTCCTGCATCTGGGGATGCAGCCAAGCAGGTACTCAAGGGAGATTTGATCTAATGGTAGGAGTCAAATACATCGGGCCCGTCTTTGATGGGAGTGGCTACGCTGAAGCGGCGAGGAACTATGTGCTTTCGATCTATCGAAAGGGTTACCCGATTCAGTTGTCTCCTATCACCTTTGAGAAAACCCGCCCAGATTTGGGCGAAGAGGGCGAGATCCTAAGGGGGCTGGTGAACAACAATGTCAACTATGACAAGGTAATCGTTCATTCAACCCCGGATCTCTGGCACCACTGGACTCGCTTTGAGCAGAACAAGTACATCATCGGCTATACCGTGTGGGAAACCAGCAAGATCCATCCTATCTGGACCGAGGCCTGTAATAGGGCTCGGGAGGTTTGGGTGCCTTGCGATTGGAACATACAGGTGTTCAGGGATTCTGGGGTCTCTGTGCCGCTTCACAAGATCCCTCATGCCATTGATGTGCCCGATCTGAGTACGGTTCCGGATTTCAATCTGGAAGGCATTGGTCCCAATGACTTTGTCTTCTACTCTATCTTCCAGTGGCAGGAACGCAAAAATCCCTACGGGCTGCTTTCTGCTTACACAGCCGCTTTCTCTGGAAGAGACGATGTGGTTTTGGTACTCAAGACCTATCGGCACGATCATGGTGGTGATCGCGATCAGATCATCAAGCTGATCAAGGATTTCCGCCAATTCATGAATCTGGACCACTATCCCAAGATGTTCTTGGTGGTAGAAAACATGAGTAGCGATGCTATCATGGCCCTGCACAAGCGCGGGGATTGCTTCGTCCTGCTTCAGCGTTCCGAGGGCTGGGGGCTTCCTCACTTTGAGGCAGCTGCTTGCGGTAAGCCGGTGATTACGCCGGCCTATGGCGGGCAGGTGGACTTCTTGAAAGAGGACAACAGCTATCTTGTGGACTACACGTTGACCCCGGTTGGGGGAATGACGTGGTCGCCTTACTACCGGGGAGACCAGTACTGGTGTGAACCAGATCTCAAGGGCGCTATCGAAGCTATGCGCCATGTTTACGACCATCGAGAAGAAGCCAAGGAAAAAGGGCAACGTGCCCGACAATTCGTAGGTGAAAACTTCACCTGGGATAAAATTGGAGACATGGTTGTGGAGAGACTAATCCAGCTAGACCAAGGAGGTAGCAATGGCTAAACCTAGTATCGGCCTAGCTATGATTATGCAGAATGAAGAAACACACATTCCGGCAACGATTGCTCAATTTTATCATGTGGTGGATGACATTGTCGTGGTTGACGGTGGCTCTACTGACAAGAGCGTAGAGTGGGCAGAACGAATGGGGGCTCGCGTAATTCGCCGGGCCTTCAACAAGGATTTTGCCGATCAGAAAAACTTTGCTATCGCGGCCCTTGCCACAGACTGGGTTTATCTACATGATCCAGACGAGCGATTAGAGCCTACTTTACTCGAAGTACTTCCATTGTTGACTACTGCCGAGGGCCAGCAGTTTTTGATGCGCGCGGACATCATTCCGCCGAATGAGAAGTTTTTTGACTGCTTTGGCATCGCTCGCAAGAACTTCATTGATGGGGTACAAACCAAGACTTACCCCGACTATCAGTATCGCCTGTTCTTGAAGTACTGCCGTTTCCAAGGGGCGGTGCATGAGAAGATCATCAATTTTGAGAACCGAACAGAACTTGATTATCAACGGCCCCACCAGGCTAGGCCTGTAGAAAAAGCAATCGGGAACAGCCAGGCTGTAGAGACTGAGCGCGGTATTGTAGAAACGGGAGTCAACCCGTTTGATCCGGAGAATATCTCCCGGTTCAACATCCTACATTACAAGAGCAGTTCCAAGCAAGAACAGCAAGATGAATTGTATCGTGACATAAGAGGAGAAGTCTAATGAACATGAAGAATGTTTTGGTGACGGGAGCCAACGGCTTCGTAGGGGCGGCCCTTTGTGAGCGCCTGATGAAGATGAACAAAACTGTCGTTGGTATCGTCCGCGACCGAAACTACAAGTCCAGAAGGGATATCCTGGATAACATCTCTGTGGTTTATGGAGATCTCCGGGATTACGATGTGGTTCGATACGCGGTGTCTAAGTATGAAATCGATACCATCTTCCATGTTGGTGCGATCACCATCTTGAAGATGGCTACAGCTGATCCGAAGACCTGCTATCAAACCAACGTCATGGGCACCGTGAATGTCATGGAGGCCGCTCGGGAAGCCGGGCACGTAACCAAGATTGTGGTGGCTTCTTCTGACAAGGCATATGGAAATCACGATATACTTCCCTACAAGGAAGATTACTGTCTACTTGCCAGCGACCCATACAGTACCTCCAAGGCCTGCACGGATCTGATTGCCCAGTCCTATGCTTATACCTACGACATGGACGTTTCTGTGGTTCGGTCGGGCAACATCTTTGGCCCCGGGGACCTCAACAAGTCCCGCATCATCCCTGGCGGCATCTTGCGCATTTTGGATGGACAGCGCCCTGTAATCTACAAGGGTGTTGGGAACTACAAGCGCGAGTTTATGTACATCAACGATGTAGTTGATGCGTACATGTTCGTTCAGGATCGTGGTTTGAAGGGTGAAGCCTACAACATTGGGGGTTCTGGATTCATGAACATCTTCGATACGGTGAAGATTATCATCGAGGAGATGGGCGTCAACATCGAACCCCAGATTGTGGAGAAGGACTTCATCGAAATCAAAGAGCAGTATTTGGATTGTTCCAAGTTGGAGGAGTTGGGTTGGAAGTGTAACTTCCCGCTTCGAGAAGGTATCCGCGCGTGCATCCCGTGGTACAAGGAATATCACAAGAATCCTACTGCCTTCTATTGGGCCCACTAGGAGAAAGAGACATTATGCAAATCCCCATTTACAAACCACAGCTGCCTCCCTACGAAGTAGTTGAGCCTGAGATCCGGGCGATGTATGAGACCGGGATGCTCTATCCCGGGCCGTATACTGATCGCTTGGTTCAGGCTATCGAAGAGTTTTGTGATGTAAGCTTCTGCCTTCCGGTATCCAGCTGTTCTCTGGGGCTGTTGTTTATGTTGAGTCACTGCCCCAAGGGGTCAGAGGTGATCATGCCGGCGTTTACATTCAACGCCACCCTACAGGCCCTTGAATGGAATGATTTGGTACCTGTCGTGGTAGACGTAGACGATAACGGTCAAATGCATTACGAATCTGCCCGTGACGCGCTGCAACGCCGACACAATGTGTCTGCGATTCTGGGTGTTCACATGTGGGGTAACCTGCTAAACACCTTTGAATTCAACAAGTTGGCGACCGAGAATGGCGTGTGCATGTTCTACGATGGGGCCCATGTGCTCGGCAGCTTTGACGACGAGTCGGTATCTCCGGGACTAGCTACGTGCTTTAGCATTGCCGCCACTAAGCCGGTATCCGCGGGCGAGGGTGGTCTAATCGTTACCAATGACGAGGAGTTCTACCTCTTCTTGCGAGACGTCTCGGCGCATGGGTTGCACGGGAGCCTCGATACCAAGTACAAGGGGATGAATGGTAAGATTCAGGAGTTCAACTCTATCCTAGCCTACCATGCGCTCCAGCGCTTCGACGCAACCAGGGCCCGACGTGCGCAGCTAATCACGTTCTATCGTGATAGTTTCGACGATTTGCCGCTGCGTGTCTGGCAGACGCGCACCGGCGTTGAGCCCGTATCCTACAAGGACTGCGTGGTCTTTGCCAGGACGAAGCAGGAGCGGGATGCTCTCGATGCTTTCGTTCAGAGCCGCGGAATTGGTACCAAGCGGTATTTCGAGCCCGCCATTCCAGATATGGGCTCGTTCCAGGGCGTCGTACACAGCGCAGAGAACGCCCGTGTCTTGTCCGCTACCTGCCTTACTCTTCCCCTTTACCCCGCTTTGACAGATGAAGAGGTGGAATACATTGTCCGAACAGTCCGCGAATTTTACGGCGCGTAGAGAAGAGTACCTGAATATCGTTTCAGGACGAGGGTATTTCATCTATGGCGCGGGTGGTCACGCCCAAGTAGTGGAGGATTTCTTTCCGTCCGAAACGCTGCTAGCTTGCGTTACTGACGACTGGGCTTCCGAAACTATGGCCCCATGGAAAGACATGGTTTTTGGTCCGGGTGAAATTCCTGACCAGTCCCGTGTGATTGTAGCCATAGGGGATAACCGATCGCGAGAAAGAGTAGTGGGGTCCTTGCTAAAGTCTGGGAAAAGTCTTATATTTCCCAACGTGATGCACCCGTCTGCGCAGATTTCCGGACGTGCCGGTGTCGGACGCGGGGCGATGCATTGTGCCAATTCAGTAGTGATAGCCGGAACTATGGTAGGGGACTTTGTGATTGTCAACACCGGAGCTACGGTGGATCACGACTGCTATCTCGGAGATTTTGTACACATTGCCCCAGGCGTCAACCTGTGTGGTAATGTCAAGGTGGGAGATCGTACCATCATCGGGGTGGGTAGTTGTGCTCGTCCCAAGGTTAGTATCGGAAGC